TCATTAGGATCCATATCAAGATACTTCTTGATGACCCACTCCTGCGAGAGAGGCTTGTTCTCTGTATCGATCAAGTTCTCAAAGTTCTTGAATACCTCAAACTTAAGCGCAAGCTTCTTAGCGTTCAAGAACATCTCGTAGAGATTGTTACTGAACATCTGAATATCAATGTCCTCGTTGGTAATGCCGTATTCAGCGGCGATACCCTTCAACTTCAAATGAGTCATAAAGATATCTTTTAAAGCTGCGGTAAAACGATTAGTAAAGCGTCGAACATCTTTGAGGAACTTTAATTCATCATGGTTGATGTCGCCCTGTGCGCCAAACTGAACCTTCTTATCTTCGCCCCAACGGGACATTGGAATATTCATTGCGAGATACATGCGCTTAAGGAAGAACTCAACGTCCTGTATCTGGTCAAGATGTTGACCTCCAGGGAGAGTTTCAACCTTAGAACCACGACCTCCAGCAAATACTGGGAAATAATAATCTTCGGTCATGGCGATAGGATCAAGACCCTCAGTAACGTCGCCCGTTGATGGATCGAAGAACTTCTTCTGACGGTGATTCTGGATCGTATCTTTCATGTACTGCTCAGCGCGACCTTTTGGAAGATTGCCAACGTCGATGTTGAAGATACGACGTTCCGGTGCGCGAATGATACGATAGATTACGAGAGCATCTTCAAGTAGCTTCAAGCGACGATACGTTACTTTAGCAACTTCAAGGAACGAATGTACGGAAATATCTTGTTCATTTTCTGAATACTCAGTCATACCAGAGTTGGCATATGCAAGCATATCCTTCGGTAACTGTAAAAGCTCAGAAGTCTGTTGTGAGTGATAGGTATAGAAGAGAATATCTTCTGCTTCCAAGTCACCGTATACGGGGTATACAAGCTGCGTCATGAGCTTCTTGATGCGTGTAATACCGGCTTCTGGTTCGTCGTTATCAATTACCTTTTCAAAGAATACTTCACCATCAACCATATAGTCACGATACCACTTATCAATATTATCATTGATACGAATAGTCTCAAACATGAGTGTCTTAAACTCTGCCTGAATTGTCTTACGCTGCTGTTCGCTATCGTTAAGAGACTTGTTCTTTATCTTGAGTTGGAGACAATCACCATTGTCATCAAAATTAACAGCTTCGTTAACGTGTTCGTTTACTGCGAAAGCTACGACAGGGTACTTAGCCATTTCACGATAGACACGAAGGCGTTCCTTCTTGTTATTCTCGACACGGTAGATTAACTTTGAGAATACGTTCAACTGGCTCTGGAAGTCACCTACGGCAATATCCTTGAGTTCCGATACTGCGATCTTATTCTTGTCCTTCTTGATTTCTTTAGGACTGTCATTACCACTGACTGCGTTGAAAATAGCCTTACGAACGTTAGCAACCTGCTGTTGCTCCTGGGGAGTCATGTTCTGACGGCGCTTGTTCAAGCCACCACGATACATAAAATAGTCGCCTAATGCCATCAGAATACTCCCATATTTGAATTGTGGACCTTGTTGAAGTCCTTCAATTCTTGTGTAGTCTCATCCATATTTATATCTTTTATATGCTTCATATGGATTGGATTATATTGACGCCATGCCGACTCGACATCGGGGTTGCGTAAAAATAAGGCTTTTAAGATCCTAAAACTAAAAGCGTGAGGATGCTCTGGAGCCATGCTTCCCATTGTACCATTTTTGAAATAGAACTTTGCGTAATCTTCAAGAAAAATATGTGGGTTTCTTAAAACACGAAGATCAAGTCCATGTATCTTTCTGTCGCGCCCTATAGCCGAGAAAACAATGATGGGGTTAAGCATCATCGGTTTCTTCATAGTTGTGTCTAAGTTATCGTAGGTGAACTTATAAAAGTAACCACGTTTCATTGAGTGGAAGTTAGCACCACCGATATTACCAGACAATAGTTCCATGTTAATATTTATAACAATAAATCATAATTCCCATATAAATATTAATGGGAGATAAGATTTATGAATTGTTGTATATGTGGTAAAGAAATGAAAAGTTTTGGAAGTCTATCAAAACATATTAGAGATGTTCATACTGATATACCATCTATTAAAAATTACTATGATAAATTTTTAATAAAAAATGTGAATGATGGTAAATGTATTATTTGTGGTGCTTCAACAAAATGGCGAAATATTAGAGATGGATATAATATTACATGTGGGCATAAGTGTGGTTGTGTTTATCATAGAAATAATTTGAGAAACGATAAATGTAAAATGCTTGGTTTTGTCGAAAAAGTCAAGCATAATCAAACAAATATATGGAAGAATAGAGAAATAAATGGTGACAAGGAAAAAATATTCAATAAGGTATCTGCAAAAAATAGATTGAATAATTCTAAAATGTGTGAAGAAGAAAGAAAGAAAAGGTTTGGTTGGTTAAATAAACTTTCAATAGAAGATAAAGAAAAACAAGTGAAATTAATATTAGAAAAAAGTCTAATTAAATTTTATAGAGAAGCTAATCCAGTAGAAATACAAAAGGTTCTAGAGAAAAGAATTGAAACTAGAATAAAAAATGGAACTATGTCAGATCCAATCGTCGGAAAGGAATTTATAAATTATCAACGTAGAGTAAGGTCAAAATCTGATATGAATTACAGAAAATATAAAGAATCGTTAGATCCTAATAACTTAAGGGGTAGAGAATTTCATCTTGATCATAAAATTAGTATACTGTATGGATTTATTAATAATATACCAGAAGAATTTATATCACATATAAACAATTTAGAAATAATACCATCAAAAATTAATTTACAAAAAAACACGAAGTGTTCTATAAATGCCGATGATCTTGTATTATCCATAAAGGAGTCACATGAGTAATTCACATATTTCAAACAAAAAATGGAAGAAAAATATTTACAAACCAATTAATATAGGAAAATATAAAGGATCTAAATTACCAGTGACGAGAAGTACATGGGAATATAGATTCTGCCGCTTTTTAGACATGAATCCTAATATTTTAGAATGGATAAGTGAAGAACCATTGATACCTTATATGAATCCAAATACAGGAACTAGGTGGAATTATCATCCAGACTTCACGATTTCTATAAAAACTCAAAATGGTATAAAGACACAAATGATTGAAATAAAACCTAAAAAGCAAACCATGCAACCTACAACAGAAGGTAAGCGTCAAAAAACTATTTTATATGAGGCTCTAGCATGGAGACTAAATTCAGCCAAATGGCATGCAGCCAAAGCTTATTGTGATAGTCACGGCTGGGAGTTTAAGATTTTAACCGAAAAGGAACTTTTCGGATAGCGGGGTCGGCTTCCACTATGGAAGGTGGATTCAACTTCTTAATAACCATACGGTACTTTTCAAGGTTATCCATCATTTCACGAAGTTTCTTGTCGAGAAGGTAGTTGAAGAACTTCGAACCATCTGCGAGCTTGTAATCAACTAGATATTTTTGAAGTCTATCAAGAAGCCCTTGTGGAATTAAGTCCATATCAATTAACTTCTTGTTCCTATCATAATTCCTACGAAACTCACATGGTTTTCCTTCACCATCTACTTCCTTAAGAAGCTTTTCCAGATCACCATTTTCAATCATCTTCCTCGCCTTACCATCAGCGACACCACGACGGCAACCAGGAATATTATCTGATTTATCGCCACAAATAATCTTAACAGTAAGTTCTACTTCTGGATCTACGCCAGTGACGTACTGCTTTTTATTTGGGGTCCAGAGTTTAGTATTGGGGTATTTTAAAAGCTGTATGTAATCACCATCACCAGTAACAATAGTCTTTTCATCTTCTGCTGGTAAGTTTTTTACGAGCCAACCAATGACATCATCGGCTTCAAGATGAGGAACAAGTGGAACATGAAATGGAAATACATCATGAAGTTCATGAACAAACTCTTCTAAAAATGTATAGAACTCTCCCCAGTCAACAGTGTCAGCGGATTTCTCACGAAGAGCCTCGCGCTGTGCTTTATAAATTGCAGAGAGTTCCTTACGCCATGATTTTTTATAGTCTACACCTATATAGACACTATCTGGATTAAATTGGTTAATATATGGGAAAATACCATGGGCTAAAAGTGTATGTCTAAGATATCCAAACCCAGCAACTTTTATATCAGCAGCCTTGGCGAATAGATAACGATGAGCTAGGTGTCCAAGATCAATTAATAAAACTTTCTTCATGTATCAAGTATAACTTGCACCTTAAAAAAATCAACAAAAAAGCCGCCCATATAGGCGGCTCTTTCGTTTTATCGGCATTCATTGAGGAGATTGTTATATTACTTCTTCAATTCGGCTGGCTTGACTGGTGTGCCAGCTTTGTTGGCATCTACTGATCCGCCCTTGTCGCCCTTGTTCAAACCATCGTTGCCCTTGTTGAGCTTATCGTTTAATGGAAGTCCAAGTTGCGAACGAAGCTGGTTGCGGAACTCTGATGGCTTGAGCCATTCCTTTGGAGCAGCGCCGACGCCTTCTTTGCGGTCATTAGCCTTAACATCAGCACCCTGTGGGGTTTGTTCTGCCTTAAATTCCTTTACAGAACCCTTGACGCCTTCTGGACGCTTGACTGGCTTGACGCCATTACCTTCTGGTTCGCCGCCCTTACCATGGGTTTCCCCTGCCTCTTTGGCTCCAGCGGCAGCACCTTCTTCGCGCTTGACTTCGGTAGGCTCAGCCTTACCAGTCTTGATGCGGCTAAAGTTCTTGCCACCTTCGGGGGCGAAGCGGGAACCCTTGTAGGATTCCTTGGATTCTTGAAGCTTTGCTTTAAGAGCCTTAAGTTCCTTGAGTGTTGGTATTGCCATGATAAATCTCCTGTGATATATTTATATCAGATTGATTGATGTTATTTAAACTTTCTTATGCTACAGATACTAGCTCTAAAAATAGTTCTTCTGAAATGCCGCCTTTTGATTTAAGGGCTTTTAATGCCCATGCGACTAATTCTGGAGTTACTTGTTTGCCCTTCTTACGTGCGATATTTGCGGCAAACTTCTCTGCTTCCGCCTGTAATGGATCTACTGCGGTATTTGGATCGGCAGAAGTGGCTGGGGTAGATGGGGTGGTTGGTGGCTTCCATCCACCACGGCGAGGACGATAACCGTCTACACCACGACCCGTTGCTGGATTACGACGGTTCCCTTCATCGTCATACTCGTCACCGGGCACCCACATACCTTCAACTACTTTTTTTTCGCTTTCCGATAGTCCTTGCTTACCCATGTTTGGCTTATTAAGCTTATCATCTACCGACAAACCAAATACCCCACGCACTTTAGCGCGGAATGAATTAGCCCCGTAGCCCTTCTTAGAAATTTCTGCGCCACCAGCAGCCCCTTCTTTGCGGTCTATACCATCGTGTCCAGCAGCTTTTTTCTCTCCCTTAAACTCTTCAGCGGCTTCTTCAGCGCCTTCCTTGTTCTTATTAGCAGGAGCAGAATCCATCTTCTTACTGGCATCGAACTCTTCGGCAGCGCCTTCTGCGCCATCCTTACCAGTTTCTACCTTGGCACCCTTATGAAGTGGCTCAGAGTTTACTTTCCAGCCCTTGTTGCCGTAAAGTTCCTTCGATGACTCTTGAAGCTTTGCTTCTACTTGCTTCCATTTTAATTCTATTTCTTTGGTGTCCATGAGAAAGGCTCCTTATATTAATCTATTTATATTGATTCTGTCTTTGGTTTTGTATAAAACCAATCTTCGGCGTTTTTATATTTATTAAAATAATCATTCATAAACACGGACTTCTCTATAATTATATATTTATCTTTGTAAATGAGATAATTATTCGGGTATACCGGATTACGTTCCGTACAAAAGTCTATAAAAACTTTCTTTTCCAAACATACAAATCCGCTGCGTTTAGATGTTATTCTAAAAATTATAAGCATCTTTTTATCGACCTTAGCAGCGTCACCAGCCGCTTGATCAATCCACTTGTCCAGATCCTTGTCCTCACCGTTCATTATCTTATGGAACATAGGAGTGTCATCGTAAGCCTTCGACTCAAACGAAAACTTCATCCATGTTGGAGTTATGATATCACCAGTAAGGGTCTTTTTAGCTTCATCATTAATGTGCATGTTCTTGTTGAAATTAAAGCCACCCATAAACGCGCCGCTCATCGGAACTCTACGAAATATATCACCTGGGAACATAGTTTCCATTTCATGACATATATCTCTCTCAGCTACCTTACCTTTACGGCAACCGTTAACTTTCTTCTTCTTTTCCTTCATGGTCTTATCTTCTGGAATAGAAGCTACGTCAATGTTATCTAATATTTCGTCTATGTCGCCCATATAAAAATTATAACACAATTATTTATGTTTTACAACCCTATACATATCACTGATTGTACCGCCGTAGTTATACTTAGAATCTATCTCGTAAATTTTAGAAGGATTGTCGCTCTGAATGGCGTCCTCAAGTACATAATAAATTTCTTCTATTGGGTTCAGGAATTTACGCTGTAATAGTACCACCGCATGATCCTTATCGGTCATGCGGTGGTAGTTATTATTCTTGATAAATGTATACAGATCCGCCTTCGGCGCATCTATTTTGCTCATTATACGAGTCCTTGCTTCCTGAGTTCTTCATAACCCTCGTTAATGCATCTGTCAACGTCTACCCCACGGGTACTAGTTGTCTTGTATCCGTATGACGAGTCAACCTCGTTCATTTGTTCAGTTTGACCATGCTTCAAGCTAAGAACTGCGTCATCGAAAATCTTAGGAACGTCTACACTTGGGTTTTGGAAGTTACTCATGACGTGACCAATGGCAGCTTCGCGTGGCGACATGTGAAGGCTATTGTTCTTGATGTAAGCATATATATCATTTGGTGAAATTTCTGGTGATAGGTTACGAAGTGGTGTTCTGACAAACATTGGCTTAGCCGATGCAACGTTACCAATACCAGAGGTTGAGTTCAATGCTGTCATTGGTCCACCAATTGAGCATACTCCACCAGCACAACTTTCGTTAATTATTTCCTTCTCCATACTCTCCCATACGGCGCGAGTATCTTCAAGAATATATGACTGGCGCTGTTGGCGGAAGCTCAAGTCACCGTCAAGCTCATATTGATCGTGATTTGCATCAAGTGTGATGTTTACCTTACCTTCTGTGAGGGTGAACTTTACTGGTGAGCCAGAAATCTTGACGAGTTCGAAGCTCTTGGTATAACCAGGAACCTTGATCTTATCACCGATGCGGTATCCGTTAAATCTTGTCATTTCTTCTACCTTCTTGTTTTTACCATCTTCTGATGGGCGACCTGCCTTGAAGTCCTTAGCAGAGTATGAATCACTCTTATTCTTCTTTTCTGCATTTGGAATCTTCTTGCCGTTTTCATCAACCTGACCCTTACCTGCTTCTGCTTGTGTGAGGGGAATTTCAGTCTCTTCCTCTACCCATTGTTCATTAACTTCGTTCTCAGGATGGTGAACTGACGACACGTACTTTACAACGTGACCATCTGGTGCCTTACCCGTCTCTTCTCTTTTTGTTGGTACACGTTCCGGCTTTGCTTTTCCGCCAGTTCCCTTGCTTCCAAACTTCTTGTCGGCAAGCTCTTCAATCTTCTCAGAAATCTTATCTTCTTCGCCTTCGACTGGCTCTACTTCGCCAATTTCATCGCCTTCTTCTTCCTCGCCTTCTTCTTCACCGGCTTCGCACTCTTCACCATCTTCACACTCTTCACCGTCAGCAGCGACAACCTCACTTTCGGCTTCTTCGCCTTCAAGGTTAGTCAATTCACCGACAGCGGCTTCAAGGTTCTCAATAGCGTCCTTGGCGGCTTCAATCTTAGCTTGAGCCTTTTCTGCCTTGGTGCCGACAGCTTCAATTGCGGCTGATTCAGCTTCTTCATGCTCTTCATCTTCAATTGGCTTGGCAAGGAATTCTTCTTCACCGCCAATACTCTCTTCTGGTTGTACTACACCATCGCCTTGTACTACATTAGCATCTGTACTCATGGCTTCTGCACCGAACGCTTCGTCAACCATGCTATCTATGCTTGATGTATCCATACCTGGAGCTTCCTGTGCCTGACCAGATTCTTGTAAGTCTTGTCCAAGTTCGCCTTCAATATATTCTTTAACGTGGTCATATACGAAATCATAATTTATTCTGATGCCTTCGCTACCCATGGTATTTAACCCATTATATATATCTTGCTCCATTGCTTTAATTTGTGTTGCTAATTCTGGGTTATTATCTGCTATTTCACCAATTGCATCGGATGCATATATATAAACGGCATCTGCACCAGCGCCTTCCTGTACCTGACCCTGACCGCCTGTAAATTCATCAAGAAGTGATTGGGCGGCGGCATCAATGCCCGCTGGGTCAGTTATTGTCTTAGATTGCTTAACGACACGACGGAATGCACTAAGTGCCTCATTATCATCAAATGTGCCGCGCTTCTGTTTACTCTTCAAGTTGTCGGTGACTTGCTTAAAGATTGGAAGGCTCTTAAATGCTGATGTGTCTGCTACAGGTGCAGAGGCTTCATCCATACCACCATCGTTTGAACCGTAATCTTCATCTGTTCCCCATCCTGCCGAAGCGAGCGCGTCTCCGTCAGCTTCTCCATCGTGCATGAATTGGTCATGTTCGTCATCTTCACCAGATTCCAACTTGTTGTGAATTGCTTGAATTATAAGGTCCACGTGTTCAAAATCATCTGGGTAACTCTGTTGAATATAAGCCTTGACCGCTTCATCATCTGAAGCTTCGTCACCAAGGTTTTCAAGAGCGTCATTAGCTATCATGTCTAATTCCGACATGGAGCCTTCTTCTAAATGTGGATCTGGTTCAGGTGCCCCACGATCAATAGCCCCTAATGCTCCTCTACTATTTGCACGATCAAGGACTGGGTTATTCAACGGACCATTATACGAATCAAACTCTGGAGTTCCTGGTCCGTATGCTATACCGGTCCTATTATCAATGATGGTTCCGTGTCCTGTAGGCGTGTACGATGGAACATATGGACCACGGTTGCGGCGGCGGAACGCTTCATCAGCCATCATAGGCTGTGACAAAGCTTCTGCTTCTGCTGCTGGGGATACCGTTTCCGTGCTTTCTATGCTGCCATTACCTTTAAGATAATCTGGTTTATTAGCATCAAACCCAGCTTCAAAGGCGGTTGTGTCGCCAGCGGCGGCTGGATCCTCTGATGGTGGTGGTGTCCCATTGTAGTAGTTGTCATCCTGTTCGCCTTCGCTTCCTACAAACTCCTGTTGTTGATCAGGTTCCGACACTTTGTTATTCTTTGTCATTTTACTATAATCGCTGTTTGGGTCATCCCCTGGAAGAACACGGTTAGCTCCGTCAAAATCTCCAAAGTAATTTTCATCACCAGCAGCGGATATTATTGAATCTAATTCTGCAAGCTGTTCTTCTGAGAAGTTTTCTATTCCATCATGTTCTCCGGTTTCTTCGTTGTATGAAATCATTGGACCATTTTCTCCAATGACGTTATACTTGCCTTCCGAACACGACACTTTAACCTTCTCACCCATCCAATTGGTTTCAAAAATAGGCGGTTCTTCTTCATCTGGTAACTTACTAGCTGTATCAACAGGTGATCCACTCATTTCTGGTGATGGTTCATTTGCTGCTATGATATCGCTGGCAGAGGGCTGATTATCATCAAGTTCCCCGTCAAGTGTTGGAATTTCCCCTATATCGGTTCCTGGGTATTCCCATGGGTCAGCACCTTCCATGAGAGACATGCGGTAAGCGGTGCGTTCAGTTATTTCCTTACGCGAAGCAAGAACCTTGGCATAACCAGAAATCTTCTCAATACCTTCAACAATTGCTGTTGTTTCTGATTCTGTGTCACGTCCAGGGACGCCCGAATTAATGTTAACTGTTAAGTCCATAAGAGCTTCGAAAATAGACTGAATATCGTCCTTATCATCGAGAACGTTATCACGAATATTTACAACTGCTGATGCAGAATGTGGTGGCAATTCAGCAGCCATCTTATTGAGAACATTCTCCATGAAGGTACGATATGAACCCTCAGTGAATACATAGTCATCGCGGAACTCTGCTCCACAGTCTGGGCAGGTTTGAATGCCACGCTGAACAGTTTGTGCTGCATTTTTGTTATGGCAATGTGGGCAAAGGGTCATAATCAGATTCTCCTATGAGACTATTTATATAGATTTAATCGTTTTTAGACGTATACATCTTCTTGACAATCTCCATAACGGTACGGACATTGTACTCTTGCTCTTCGTTTGAGCGTTCATGTAGTCTAACTTCAGGGAACAAGTGCCTGAACACAAGTTCATAACTTTCGTTCCGTGTAATAAAGTGCATGACCTTGATCTTATCCAGATGATCTTGAAGGTTGTACTTATAAGCAAAATTCTTAAGACTCAATGCATCTGGACGATCAGCATCTAAAAGGCAACACGCTTTGAGCATATCTCCATTAACTGGAATCTTTTTGAAGTAATCGTCTTTAGTAATTGGTGTATGCTCGTATGCGACGAAGCCTATGTTCAAGCCGTTCTCTGAGAACGCATGTGACACTTGCTGCATTTCATTTTGTATATTACCTTCATTTGGTCTTGTGACAATAAGAATATTAGATTCTTCGAATTGCTCTTTAAAGAACTTAGATGCATCATTGATTTTGTTTTGAAGTGCATCGTCTTTTTCAAAATGAGCGAGGGCGAATAATTCGTTCATGTCAACTGGGAACATCTTAAATCCAAAAAGCTTACCAGTAAGAAATTGGCGCTCTTCAAAGGTTAATTGGTAGCGCATCTTGGTGTTAATCTCATCCAATGCCCCAGATGATGTCAAAAGACCAACGTCGGCATTCTGATCTACTCTTGAAGGATTGGCTTTTACATAGTTTCTGATAAAATCAGACACTCTATGAAATTCTTCACGACAAATTGGATTGAATTCCCCAGTAAAAAGAATAACGTTCCACTTGATTTGTGGAGAGTCTGGATTGGTATTTTGACCGAAGAAATGTTTAAAGCTTGTCATCAATAGTTCCTTTTATTCCCATCGTGTCTAACAATATATTTATACTTTCTTTATGCTTCTTCTTTAAAAATGGTATCTTTACTAGTTTATTAGACTCTATGATATACTTTGGTCGTATAGTTAGTATGTCATCGTTGCCTATCCCATAGAACTTTAAGTAGTGAAGGATGTATAAAGTTTTTACCTTTTCATCCTCCAAGTTTTTGATAAGTGAGCTAAGAACAACAGTTAATGGTTTTATATCAGGATCTATACGCTCCATGGTTTCGAATATTAAATCGACCTGACTATTGGTTATAGGTTTTACCCTATCGTATTGCATTTTCACAGTATCTTCATTGAATAAACCAGTTATTTTATTCATAATATGCCCCTGATGTTTGGTATAATAAATAGGTAACATCCTATTATACCATGGAGTATTCATGACCGACGAAGTAACTGCTATAATTCCTAATGTAAACGAATCTATCGACGTTATTTTGCAGAAAATTAGCGATAAGTATGATGAGCGTATCGATAAGATTCATGAGGAACTTGAAGATATATTCACTATAGACCAGTATAGGTTAGTAGATGAAAATATGAAAACCGTATCTAAGTTACACTACTGGATCAGTAAATTAGCAATAGAACGTCGTATTCTAATTAAGATGAAGAGACAACGTGATTGCTTATATTCTAAACTTTACGAGGATTACCGTGAAGGAAAGAATGGTAAGGGTCATATAACCCTAAACAAAGATGGGATTGAAGCGTATATTACGAAGGATTCTCAGTTCCAACGCTGGGACTCAATGTATCAAGAGCAAGCCAATATGGTTGATTATATTGATCAAATCTGTTGGGCGCTCAAACAGACAAAAATGCAGGCACTTAAAAATATTGCGGAGTCGAAACGAGTAGAGGGTTCATAATGGCAGATAAACCCATAGTGCGTATTGTAAAAGTCAATAACACATGGGGTCATGTTGTTACGGATGATTATGGGGCATTAGAAGCCTTGTATAAGAGATTCTCTATCCCAGTGGATAACTACTGGTTTATGCCCAAGTATAAAGCTGGTATATGGGATGGTAAAATCCATTTCATTTCGGACACTGGCAGGTTTTATAATGGCATCATAGATAAGGTACTCTCTTTCTTTGGAGATGAATATGACATTGAGCTTGATGAAGGATACGCTAAAGACTTCACGGATATAAAGGAGCTTAAAAGAGACTTCGTTGAATTCACTGATCGTACATTAACAGTTTTAGATCCATACGTCTATCAGTGGAGAGGTGCCATCAAGGCGCTTTATCATAAGCGAGGTATCTGTGAACATGGAACAGGATCTGGTAAGTCGTATACAATCACTATGGTTGTGAACTACCTTCGTTATAAGAACATCAACCACAAGATCCTCATTATGGTTCCTAAGTTGGACCTCGTTGAGCAGTTCTATGAGGACATGATCAAGTACGGAATACCAGAAACATGTCTAGGTAAGTACACTGGTCACCAGAAAGATACGAGTAATCCTATCATCGTGTCAACATGGCAGTCCGTTTATAAAAATGCAAACTTCCTAAAACAATTCACTGTGTTCATTGCTGACGAATGTCATGGTCTAAAAGCCGATGTTGTTCGTAGCGTTGCTGAACGTGTAGTGAACTGTGAGTGGCGTCTTGGCTTCACGGGAACCATGCCGGAACAAAAGACCGACAACTTGCTAGTGCGGGGAGTTCTCGGACCAGTTATCGATCAGGCGCTCTACGAGGAACTTGAGCGAGAAAAAACTATCAGTCCTCTTCAGATTACATTAATCAAACTCATATACCCACAGGAGCAGTTGGAGAAGATGGGTGGAATTGACTATCAGCTTGAGAAGGAATTCCTTGAGAACGATAAGTTCCGTAATGGGATCATCTGTAAGATTGCTGACAAGTATGTTAAGACAGGAAAGAATGGACTCATTCTTGTAAAGAAGATTGAGCATGGTAATGTACTGGTCAAGATGCTTGAAGCAATGGGTCATAAGCCAAACTTCGTTTGTGGTGATATGAAGATAGAAGATCGTAATGATGTTCGTCATGATATGGAAACTGCTGGTGGTCAAATAACGATTGCTACAACTGGTGTATATTCCACTGGGGTATCTATCAATAGACTTCACTTCCTAATTTTTGCGTCGGCTGGTAAGAGTAAAATTCAGACTCTACAATCAGTTGGTCGTGGACTCAGAAAACATGCAACTAAAGATAAACTGCTTCTTTTTGATATTGGTGAAAATTGTCACCACTCAAAGAAACATATAACTGCGCGTGTGCGTTATTACACGATGAATAAGTTTAATTTCAATATAAAAGAGGTTACTGTAAATGCTGCTTAAAAATGAAAAACAAAAACCTATAACAATAATATATCAGGGAAAGAAGTCTGTTTTATACCCAGGTCATACTATTGATGGTCCAATTCAGTTAACTGTATATGGACTTACACCTGTCGTTGAACCTATTACAAAACAGACACCTGTTATAAATGTTTCAAATGAAATACACAAGGAATCAAATATAAAGGAAATTGATGGGGCTATAGATTATATAAAATTATACAAGAAAAATGAACTTCCATCTGTCGCTATATGTGTGTTATCTAAAGATTCTTATATTCTCATATCAGATTGTATTCATAGTATTATTAATAAAGTTAAATACCCAAATCTGAAAATATACATTTTCGATACAGGGACAACCGACCAACAGACACTTGATTTCTATCAAAAAATTCAGCACTCAACTTTTATTCCTATATCTATTATACCTGTTGGTGACTATAGGTTTTCCAATAATTATAATTATGGTCTTAAAAAAGTTACTGCTGATTATTACTTGATTCAAAACAACGACACTGTAGCTATTAATGATTATGTAACAAAACTTGTTCGCATTGCGATAGTTAAAAAAATAGGTGCTTGTGGTCCGCGTATGTTGTATAGGGATGGACTTATTCAGCACGATGGTCAGGTTCTTTATAGTCATCAGGATAAAGGATTCGGAAGCCCTACACATGTTAATTTAAAAAGAAATGTATCTGATGTTTCAAGTGGTATACACGATGCTGATGGTATTACGTGTGCTGGTATGCTTGTTAGATCATCTGTGTATTGGGAAGTTGGGGGGCTTAACGAAAATTATCATGATATATTCCAAGATGTTGAATTAAATGTCAAAATACGTATGAATGGTCATGCGATAGTATGTGATCGTGATGCGTTGATAAATCATTATGATAATACTTCTAGGAATAACTTCTGGGCTAATAATACAGAGAAGCTTAAATTAAAGCACTTAGATTACTCATACCTATTTGGTAGGTTTAATACTGAACTTAAATACATGTCTAGATTAAAGAAAAAATTTAGTATCGTTACTCTTGTAAATAATGAAAACCAGTACCTGGATTTTTTAAATGATCTGAAAAAACAAGATTGTAATTTTGATTTTGAAATTATTTCATTACCAAACTTCAACGGTGAGTACGATAGTTGTTCATGTGCTTTAAATATTGGTATGGCGTTATCTGAGAGTGAGTATATCATAATGTGCCACCAGGATTTAAGAGTCCCGAGTAACTGGTTAGGTAATATCTTTGAAAAAATACGAGAACTAACAATGAATGATATTAAATTCGGAGTCCTTGGTATGGCTGGGGCATGGGTCCGTAATCAAGATAGTGATGGTGTTATATTTTTAGACGGTAATATCAATAATAGTAAATTTAAAGAAGTCCAATGCCTTGATGAATTATGTCTTATTATAAGTAATAGGACTGACATTAAATTTGATGAACGTAATTTTCCTCATTATCATGGTTATGGATCAGACTTGTGTCTTTCATATATTAGTAAGGGTTACCGTAACTTTGCTATCAACTGTCCATGTACACATTTATCTGACGGGTTTAAAAATTTAACACAACCAGAACAGTTAGACATGTTTATAAAAAATTCACTAACTCTTCATAGTAAGTGGAAAAATATTATTCCAGAATTTAGAAATATGACTGCAAAATTCAGTAAAATAGAAAATTCGATTACATTTTACGTTGCTGATGAACTTAATAAACGTGGAATTTCTATGAAAAAATATATAGTTTTGACTGACTGAAAAATATAGTCTTGAAAATTTTGTATGTCATACATATAATGGGAAGTACGTATACGTAATATAAATTTTTCACCTTGCTCCAAAAAATACTTTTTGGACAGTATTAGAAGCCTATTGTCTAATTATAAAATTAGTCGTAGTTACTTTCGAAGTTACTGGTTAAAGTTACTGGTTAAGTAAAGATTATATAAAAGTTACTGATTAAAGTTACTGGTTAAGTAAAGGTTATATAAAAGTTACTGGTTAAAGTTACTGTCAAAAATAAAAGTCACTAAAAAAGCTACTGGGGGTTACCCAGTAGCTTTAGTCTGTTTAGACATTAAATACTTTACTTGTATATATCAAGATAAATCTGAGTGTTTTTAGGATCTTCAAGCCACCGCTTATTAAGCTCAGTCTGTCCAGATTCGATAAAAGTCATACGGGTGGCTGGATCTTCCATAGATTTAATAGCAGAGTACCATTCATCAACAGTATTTCTTACAGTACAAATGTTAGGAACAAGATCATATGGTCCTTGTTTATTACCAACTGCGCTACAAATTGTTGGAAGCCCAAGGGCACTCATCTCAAGGAGTTTAAGATCAGACTTAGCGTAGTTAAACTCCGTATCTGCGATAGGCGCGATTGCAATGTCCGCGTCTATATCATCCATAGCTTGTGCGTACTCATAGAAATCCTTCCACGGATGGAATTCTACAAGATCAACGAGTCCAGGTGGTTTTGTTCCAAAGAATACCCACTCAAATTCATTTGCTGTCTTTTTAATGAGAGGAACAAGGAACTCTAAATCCCCACCCTTTCCGACATGTGACGATGACCCAGCCCAAAAAATACGTAACTTGCCATTCTTACCCTTATTATACTTATCTCTTTTGCCGAGATTATTCCACATGTATTTTGGAAGTAAATTAGGAACCACAACTGAGTTGTTAATTTTAAAATGTGATGAATAATAATCTTTTAGGAATTGTGTAGAAAACGTAACTGTATCTGACAAGTTCATAATTTCGATGAGATTATTACGACGAGTCTTTGTATAGAATTGATAAGCCAGAATATTGTGTTCACCAATACCATGAACAAGATCATCAAGTTCGTATACGATTTTAGTATTAGTACCAAGCTTCTGAATCATATTCTTATATTCTTTAATAACCTTCAATTGCTGAACAGTAACTTGTCTTTGAAATCGGACATAATCTGCACGTGCGAGATAATTTATATCAAACATAAAGACAAACATTGCAGGACAATCGTATTGTGCTTTTGATGTCAGATAGTTGAAAGGTACATATGTCCTATGAAACCCGCACCCATTTTTATCAGATGGGAACAATAGTATAGTTTTAAACTTTTTTCCTGTCATATAAGATCCTTTAAATATAATTATAACATGGCAAATGGTATTTTACTTATAAACTTCCATTGATTTGGTGTATAATATAGTTAAGGGAGATAACAATGCCACACAAGATTATAAAACGCAAGAAACAGGCAGATCCAACACGATATTATATTGATCACGGTGAATACACCAAAGAAGTCATCAATTATGTTAAAAGTCAAACAGCATCCGAGCGTCTTGGTGAGCTTTGGAAGATGCATGTTGATCGTTGTGGGTCGGCAGCTTGTTTCAAAAGCTACACCTATCTTGACGAGATGAAAGGTTACGCTCTTCTTTTTTTAGTAAAGTATTCACGATCATTTAAAGCTGACAGGCAGATCGCTCTCGGTAAGGTTCCTAATGCGTTCTCGTACTGTACCACAATTATTCATCGTGCGTTTATTCAGGTTATTAATAAAGAGAAGAAGCATTCGAAGCTTAAAGATAAACTTATAAAACTTCACCAGAGAATAATTTACAATCTGAATAGTTTCAATGTACCTACCCCCATTGACGATAGAGAGTAACTAAGTATAATCGATATATGGGACATAAGATACTACTCATTTCCGATATACATTTCGGTGTGAAGGGGAATAGTGAGATATATTTAAACATTATTGAAAATTTCTTTTTAGATACACTTTCTAAAGTCATCAAAGACCGATCAATAACAGATGTTAGAATACTCGGTGATTTATTCGACAATAGAAATTCTCTTAATATCAGGACTATTAACTCAGTTATAAAAGTTTTTCGTTGGTATCAACATAACATGCCATCGGTCAAGTGGAAAGTTCTGATTGGTAATCATGATATATACTATCATAACCGTTTAGATATCAACTCAATTGAAATTATCCGCGAATTTCCTAATGTAGAACTTATAGGTTCTGTTACAGAAGAGAAGATCGATGGATATAAAATAATTTCATTCCCGTGGTTGGTCACTGATACAGAACCAGAAACAAAGTTTAAAGAAATAGTTGCGGGTAATCAACGATATGACCTATGTCTTGGTCACTTTGAGATTAATGGTTTTGAAGTCACATCCGGCATAAACCACGAAGGAGGGGTTGATTCGGGTAAATTCAAAAACTTCCAGCGCGTCTTTACTGGTCACTTTCATTTGCGCCGGTCCAATGGACACATATCATACCTTGGTTGTCCGTACCCGATCACATGGGCGGATTACGGTGATGAGAAGGGTATACATATATACGATCTTGAGACAAGAGAAACTGAGTTTATTCCAAATAAGGACTCGCCAGTTTTCGTTCGCGTGAATGTCGAAGATTTACTTAAAAAGAATATGGAGAAAATATCTCTAATTAAGGGAAACTTCGTTCGTATGGTTATCGACAAGAAATACCCAGATCAGGTTGTAGTCAAGGCACTTTCAAAGACCGAAGGTTTTGGACCTAAGCGACTTGATGTTGAGAACAACTCAGTCGAAGAGTTTGACGGTGAAGTGTCGGCTACGGATATCTCCAAGCTCAATGATCCTCTCTCTTTTCTTTCTGACTATATCAAGAACATCGAAAATACAGAGGTAGAGGTAGATAAAAAGGACTTTACTAATTACGTGTCATCGCTTTACGCTACAGTAACTAAAGATAAGGATTGATAATTTCAATCCTTCGACTACAATGAGTTAAAGAGGATTTCACATGAAGCTAACTTTCAAAAAAGTTACTATTAAAAATTTCCTTAGTTTTGGAAATACCCCAACAGAATTTGAATATGAATCTGGAATCAATATCGTCACTGGTAGGAACCTTGACAATGGAACCCGTAACGGGGTAGGTAAGTCAAGCCTTTTAGTAGACTCAATTTCATTCGCCATATACGGTAAGCCACTTCGTGGTGAACATATCAATAAAGATGAAGTTATTAATGAGATTAATAAAAAGAACTGTGAAGTCACTGTAGAGTTTGAGTTGGCTGGCGATACTTACTACGTCAAGCGTACAGCTAAGCCATCGACATTCGCTGTATTTGTCAATGGTACAGATCCTGAGAATGAAACCAAAATGGATTCTATAAAACAGACTGAGCGTTGGCTCATTGATAAGATAGGAATTAGTCATACCTGTTTCAAGAACATTATCGTTCTCAATATGAACGATACCATCCCATTCCTCAATATGGACGCAGCAAAAAAGCGCGAAGTCATTGAGGACGTTCTGAGTATGAACATATACGGTCGTATGGCTAAGGTCGCTGCTGATAAACACTTGATCGCCAAAGGTGACGTT